GCAAGTACCATAACGAGGCCAAGCGTCTCCTCATCCAATCGGCTACCCGCGAAGGCGACAGTATTTTGGATGTAGGATGTGGATTCGGTGGTGATCTCCAGAAGTGGCGACACACGGGAGCTAATATAAGCATGTGTGAACCGAACCCAGATTCACTCAAGGAGGCTAAGTCGCGTGCCAAGAACATGAAAATACGTGTCAACTTTTACGAAGGTGACATATTCGCGTGTCCCCAAAGAAAATACGATGTCGTGTGTTATAACTTTGCGTTACACTATATATTTGAAACGAAACAGTTATTCGAAACGTCAATATTAGCCATAAAGAACAGAATTAAACCCGGGGGTCGATTCATAGGAATCGTACCGAATTCCGATAAAATTATCATGAACACACCCGTAAGAGACGATCTCGGGAACTACTTTTTAACGAAAGAAACGAGTTCGGGTAACTTTGGGGAAAAGTTATACGTCCACTTAGCCGATACACCGTATTACGCCGATGGACCTAAGGTCGAGCCCATTGCACACAAAGACATGTTATTTACACGTATGGAAGATTTGGGGTTTACTTTAACATTATGGGAAGATCTTAAAGGAAACCCGGTTTCGGATTTGTATAGTAAGTTTTGTTTCGTGTTTAAAAAGTAATCAGACTTTTTCATGGGTCCATAAATTTACCGTGTACCTCACAGTACCATTTAATAATTCGTTGGTATAATGCGGGTGTGTCCAATAAGGCGGAAATGCAATCGCTTGCCCTTTTTTTAATTTAATACTTCTTCCGTGTTCGGGAAAACACAATTCACCACCTTGATAATCCCCATTTAGAGCTACGATAATGCTCATATTTCTCAATTCCGATGCGGGACATTTTCCATCCTTATCGATTTGTTTACCGAGTACTACACCGTCTTTGTGTAATCGCGTCGCACCTGTAATTTTACGCAAGGTTGGTGTCGTGAACCCACCCATCTCTATGTCATATGTTTCTTTAAAGTTTTTACACAGTTTAAGTATCCTTTCAAACATAAGGTCGGTCACTTTTTTCTTATCATCTGGATCCGATAATTCTACTATATTGACACTATCGGCTACAACGTTTGCCCGTGGTCCATATTTCTCACGCCCTTTAACTGCATATGTGTTTGTTATATTTATGAAATACTTGCATTCCTCTTCAGTAAGAACATCATCGAATAGAAATATACCATCTTTTGGATATTTCGATTCCATTAAAGTAATATTGATTATTTTTTTTATATATGGTTATGTTAAGATGATACTTACGTTACTCCTCCTTATCATAAACAGTATTATATTCATCAATGTAAAAGAACCATCAAACTTAACGGAAGTGCGTGAAAAGTACAGGACACTCCGAGATCACCTCAATAAAACAAATAATGAAGAATTCAAAATATTGTGTAAGGAAATCCCCATCACTGCACACCGTCGTTTAAATGGTTCAATTGGGTACAATGTAAGTAAAGGTAGTGATATAGGTATATGTATAGACGGTGAACCGAACGAAATATTTCACGTACTTTTACACGAACTCGCACACTGTACCGTCGACGAATATTCACACAGTAAAGAGTTCTGGGAAAATTTCGATAAACTTAGATCGATATGCGTTTCTATTGGAATCTATCAGGAAATACCACAACGAACCGAATTCTGTGGTAAACATATTCAGGATAAATAAATAATATTTATTATTAATAAAATGGAAACAGTCTCCGATTTAATGAAAATGTATGTTTTACTTAACTGTTTACTCGCAACAATAAGTGCACCTCTTTTAACGAATAATCAGTGGGTAAACATGGGTTTGCTCGTCGTTATACTACCATCAATTTTGTGTGCGTTACCGAGAGGCGGTAATCTATTTGGACGTTTAGCTTTAGATGCACCATTCTTAGTAGTTTCAACTTTAGTAGGTATGGGTATAGTTGCGGGTATTTCTCAAATAAACGAACGCATCGAAAAAGATTTTAAAGATTACGGTAAAACTACGAAGAGTACTGGTACTGTTCTAGGACTTCGCGCAGTTGGATTACTATTCGGATTTCTCATTTCGTATTTTATTTTTGGTAAGAGAATGTATAAACACTATAATGCCCCTTCATATTAAGCATATCTTCTCGCAATGTAAAAGGCAATCGCCGCGACCAAACCGGTCGATGCTAAACCCACGGCACTTCGGTGTCCTTGGTCGTTCAAAAACGATGGGACGAAGTTTGCAAGTTTTTCCTGAACTGGCTTACTAATTGCCGCCGCAGCACACACCGCAACGATGAGTGCTTCGAACTGGTCATCAGTAAGGTTGAATGGATTTTTAGATTCCGCTTGTTTTTTTTCTTGGGTTTGTTGCACGACCGGTTGTTGTGCCATCATCATAGGTGTTTGCATTTGCATTTGTGTCATGCGTGGGTCTTGAGACATCATTGGTGGTTCCAGTGGGTCTTCAGCTTGTCCCATAACATCTGAAATTGGAGTCGAGTCCATCGTTTGTTTATTTTCAATATTTTTTTCGGGTAGATTATTCGGCACAAAGTGTGTCGACTGATTATTATTTAACGATACCATACCGTCACCAGTGTCAGATAAATTCATAGTTCTAACGTCCGTCATTTATGTAGTCATAGGTTTTTGAGATATGTCATTGACGCATTATTCGCCTGAGTGTAAAACATATCTCGGGTACATACCCAAAAATGTATTTAAAACCCTAGGTAAAACATTCCCTTTTTCATGTTCTGGTATAGAATCATGACACCCATCACTTTTCCTAAAGCCATCTGATGAGAGTTCGTTAAATTTTGCGTATGGATACACCATTTTCGAAGTATACATTCGTCTGATAAAGTTCATTATTACTTTGTTTTTGTAATTTTAAGCTTTGTTTTCTTTGTTGCATTTTTAGCATCTGCTTCCTTTTGATCTAAATATTTGGGATTGTACATCTTTTTGTGAAGTTTCCATAGATCAGGGCTACCAACTTTGAAATTTTTCCTAAGTGTGGCTTTGTACCAGAATACACAATCCTCTATTTTATTACTCTTTGACGTGTTATCTAACACTAAACATTCGTAGTTTTCCGTACACGCATCCATAACTTTATTAAACATATCAAAACTTGGAAAAATACCAAAAAATGATTTATATATCTTTTCTCTATTTTGAATGATATTTTCTCTCAAAACAAACACGTAATCGACGTTTGCTCTAAGCGCAGGTGGGAGATCCATGACGTATTGCATGGTAAGCATGAAAAATATATTATAGTGTCGACCATTCATAAAACATTGGCGAATACACGTATCTTTTAAAAATTTACTATCGTACATACAGTCATCTAAAAGCATGAACGTACCATTATTTTTACTTTTACCTTTTGTACCAACTAGTTTTCTCTGTCTTGATATAACTCGCTCTATAGCATCTCTATCGTAATCACCATATACAAATAAATCGGGTATAAACTCACCATAAAAATGGTTACCTTCTTCCGTACCCGAAAGTACAACACCCGCTGGTATATGCTTTTTGTAATACATGATATCCTTGACCAACGTAGATTTTCCAGTGTTACGTTTACCAATAAACACACACACCCGATCGTCTGTCATTTTTTCGGGTCTGAATTTCTTCAGTTGAAGGTTCATTCTACAGTACTGTCTCGTTTTATTTCATAAAATTTTACTCACGTAAAGTAAGAATGGCTGGTCGATTAAACCTTGCTGTCACGGGTATTCAGGACCAATGGCTTACTGGTGATCCCGAATTTTCGTATTTCCTGATGAATTTTAAACGACACACGAAATTTTCAATTGAGGCTATAGAAACACCATTTGATGGTGATATTGATTACGACGCAACTGTAGAGTGTCGTATACCCAAAAACAAAGGGGATCTCGTTCGAAGTATGATGCTTAAATTTACTTTACCGCAACCGTCTGGTACAGCATCGTCTGGATACGATATAAGATACATGAAATCTATAGGTGCTCAAATCATAGAGTATGCGGATCTTTTGATTGGTGGTCAAACTATAGAACGTATAACGGGTGATTATATATACATGTATGATCAGATACACAACAACAAAGACGATATAGACCAAACGCTTTATTTCTTAACGGGTCATGATAATTACATATCGGTTTCATACGATTGGGATTATAACGTCCTTTTACCGTTTTATTTTTTTAGACACCCGAGTTTAGCTATACCCGTATGTGCACTCACGAAACAACTCGTCGAAGTACGCATAAAGTTCAAGAAACTCGAGGATGTTGTTGTACAATACAACACGTCTACCACCAATATTATAGACCCACCTTCTGATGTTTCTTCGTCTATTAAAAAGGTA